ATTGGGAAAAAGAATGAGCAAAGAACATCAGTTGATTTTCGGCTCGGCAGCGCGCACGGCCACAACGGTTGCGACGATTGCCTGTGAATCCGCCGCAGGGCTGTTCTTCATTGACGTCACCGCCGCCGCATTGACCCCATCGGTGGTTTTCACCATTGCTGGCATGAGTCCTGGCGGAACGGCCTACACCATCCTCGCGTCGGCTGCGATCACCGGAACGGGTCTTACGGTGTTGCGGGTGCATCCCGAACTGACGGCAGCAGCCAACACCATCGCCAAGGACATTCTTCCGGCAGCGCTGAAGATCACGGCGACGCACGCTGATACCGATTCGATCACCTATTCGGTGCATTTCGTCGGGGTGGATGCATGAGCGAGCTGATCGAAAAGTCGTACTACGACGAAGCCAGCGATTCGCTGGTCGTCAAGACGATCTATGACAGCAGCGCAGTCCTTGAGGCCAACCGCGAAGCGCAGAAACAGGCGCCAGAGACGGGCCGCTACAAGGGCAATTTCGTCCATGTCGGAAGCATCCACATGGGCGACATCGTGCGGCTGAAAAACGAAGGCTACAACCTGCTCTCTCCCGACCCGGAAGAGGTCAAGCGCGCCCTGCTGCACATCCAGAGCAACGAACGGTACATGCTGACCGTGCCTGGAACCCCCATTGCCAAGAAGCAGCAGAAATGGGCCTGAAAGTCGCCATTGTGGGGCTTGCCACCAGCACCCATGACGCAGCCCCTTGGGGCGACTCGACGTGGGAGAAATGGGGCCTGCCGTGGGATGACAAAGGATGGCCTTTCATGGCCCGTCACTTTGAAATGCACGACCAGCGATTGCTGGACAGTGAACACAGCAAGCGCGGCCCCGGCTACGCCTCTCGATTGAAGGACTGCGCACGGCTCTACACGCAGGGCAACTACCCGTTTGAAGCGGTTGCCGAAACCATCGGCCAAGCCTACTGGAACAGCTCGATTGCTTATGCCATGGCCCTGGCAATCCATGAAGGCGCGCGAGAGATCGCAATCTACGGCGTGGACATGGATGGGACGGATGAATACGCCTATCAGCGCCCAAACATGGAATACCTGATCGGCTTTGCCCGTGGTCAGGGCATCCATGTGCACATCCCCAAACAGTCGGCGTTGTGCCGATTCGAGCCGAAAGGCATCAAGTTTTATGACCACGAACCGACCTATGTCGAACGCTATGGGTGGCTCGGATGATTACTGACTACACATCACTCAAAGCGTCGATTGCAGAGCGTTTGCACCGCTCTGATCTGACCAGTCTGATACCGGAATTCATCGCAGACGCAGAAGCCAGGATCTACAACGACCTGCGCATCCAGGCGATGGAAGAAAGCTACTCGCAGGCCATTGCATCGGGTGTCGCCGCGCTTCCAACCGGGTTCATGGAGTGGAAGTTTCTCTACGTAGACGCATCGTCTGCAAAGAAGCTGACCCGCAAGGATGCGGAGTGGATTTACACCAACTACCCGACCCGATCCGCCGAAGGTACGCCGGTTTTCTTCGCGCGCGAAGGAAGCAACCTGATCTTTGGGCCATACCCACCCGACGGCTTGACCGTAAAGGGCGTGTATTACAAGCGCCCCGCTGCGCTCTCGGACAGCAACACGACCAACTGGCTGATCGAGAACGCTCCAGACCTACTCCGATACGCCGCACTGACAGAAGCGGCTGTGCACATGCGCGACTCAGAAGCACATCAAGTGTTTGACGGCAAAACGGTTCAGCTCCTGCGCCGGGTACAAAAAACAGACGACCAAGAGTCGTTCAGCGGCTCGGTTTTGAGCGTCACAAAGGGGTAAGCCATGACCGTCGAATCAGCACTCTACCCCTCACAGTTCAACACCGCATGGCCCCAGGCCTCAGACATGGTGAGCGAGGGTGACAATCACCTTCGACTGGTCAAGACAGTGGTCAAGACCACATTTCCAAACTTCGGAGGCGCGGTCAACGCGACTCACACCGAGGCGAACTACCTGGTTGGCGTCACCAGTGGCATACAAGGCCAGCTCAATGCCAAGGGCGAAATCACCGGACAGACATGGAGCGGTACGCACGATTACACAGCAGGGACTCTCAGAGCCGCCACACTTGCAACGGGCACGATTAGCACCGAAGTAGCCACAACGGCCTATGTCTCTGCGATGGCGTTTGCTTCCGCCCTGCCTGCTCAATCCGGGAATGCTGGCAAGTTCGTTACCACCGATGGCACCAATGCAAGCTGGTCTGACACCATCGCGGGAAACCTCAATTTCTCCGGCACAGGACGCCGCATCACGGCTGATTTCAGCAACGCCACGATTGCCAACCGCGCAATCTTTCAGACCAGCACGACAAACAACACTACCTCCATTAATGCGATTCCCAATGGCACCGGCACTGCTTCGCGATTTTCGACTTCAAACGCATCCGACCCCGACAACGCAGGCGAATTCAGCATAGTCGCAAACGCGACCGAGGCGCGCCTTGAAAGCAATCGGCGCGGCACTGGTGCTTATCTGCCCATGACGACTTATGTAGGTGGATTCAAGAACACCGAACAGCCGGTGGCCGGTGGGTTTTTGGTTGCCGCGTCCGCTGGGATGGGCTACGGCACAGGAGCGGGTGGGGAAAAAACGCAACTCACGAGCAAGAGCAATGCAGTCACTTTAGACAAGCCATGCGGACTCATCACGATGAACAACGCAGCTCTGGCAGCAGGGGCGACAGCGCTGTTTACCTTCAGCAACTCCCTGATAGGCACAGGCGATGTTGTTTACCTGCAACTTGACACGACTGGCATTGCCAGCACCGCCAACTACAACGTGTGGGCGGCTGGTGGCTCGGGAGCGGCTGTGGTTGCCATCAAAAACATTTCTGCCGATTCTCTCTCCGAAGCGGTGCGGCTCCGCTTCGTTGTTATCAAGGGCGCTCAGTCATGATCCATCGGTTTTTGCTGGCGTTCGCGCTGGCTTGCTTTTCTCTGTCCGCTTCGGCGCAGTACCCGGCCCCGGTGCGGTATCTCTCTGGGCTGGAGCCCGATAAGTTTTCGTCTAACAAGCTCAATATCAACCCGGGCAGCGTGTCGGAGTTCTACGGGCGGGAGTTGTTCAACTTCCCCGTTGAGACGCAAATAGACCTCACGAAAACAGGCGCATGGGGCATTGATACCGGGGCCGTTGTTACCGGTGATCTATGCGTCTATGTGATCTGGGATCAGTCCACAGGCGACTATGCGCTGATGGCAAGCCAGGCCATTTTTCAAGGGGGGGTGGTCCTTCCTGCAGGCTACACGGTGGCCCGCAAACTTCCGTGGGGCGTGGTGTATCGGGCAGCGTGGGACGGAATCCCAAATTTTCATCTCACCAATTGGCCGCTCCCGTCAATCCGTTTTACGGATGCAGAGTACAGCGCAAAGTGGGTGGCTCTGGTGGGAACAAGTCCTACATGGACAATGGTTGATCTGTCTGCGTGGATTCCAGATAACGCACGGCTCGCTTACATCCAGGTCGAAACGCGCTACATCCCGGGCGGGCCCGCTGGCAGCTCATACATTCGCAGTTACGGCGGGCAAACGACCGGTCTGATGGTGGGTTCTGTCAACCCCGGGTCGGAGTTCAGCAACGGTGGGGCTTTGCACATTCGCATTGATTCGCTGCGGCGCATGGAGTACCGGGTGGACCCTGGCGCCAAGCTCTTTATCCGTGTGCTGGGCTACTCCATGACGGAGCCTGCCTGATGCCTATCACCACGGTTGGCCCGCTCGGGAAATACGGTATTGTCAAAGACGCCGAGCCGCAGGAACTTCCTGATAACGCCTGGTCTGATGGCGCCAATGTACGCTTTCGTGACGGTGCGATGGAGCGCATGAAGGGTGAGCAGAAGATATTCGACACGCCAGCAGTAACGCCCTACTGGCTGCAGCCGTTCTATCAAGGAACGTCGATTTTTTGGATACACGCTGGGACGGGCGCTGTTTATGCCGACACTGGCGCAGCCAGAACCAACATTACTCCAGCCTCAGCCCCAACCGGCGGGGTCGATGACCGATGGACAGGCGGTGTGCTGAACGGCGTGCTGGTGGCGAATAACGGCCTGGACAACCCCTATTACTGGGGCGGTACGGGCATTCTTTTGCCTCTGCCCGCATGGCCTGCCAGCACCAAGGCGAAGTCGGTGCGGCCTTTCAAGAATGTTCTCGTTGCCCTGGGCATCAACAAGGCCGGGACAGATTACCCGCACATGGTCAAGTGGTCTGACGCTGCTGTTCCTGGCTCGATTCCCGGCAGTTGGGATCACACCGACAAGACAAGATTGGCCGGGGAATTGGACTTGGCCGACGACCCAAGCCGGATGGTAGATCAGCTCATTCTTGGTGATGCCAACATCATCTACAAAGAAAACGCCATGTACGCCATGCGGGCGTCTGGTGGGCTGAGTGTTTTCAGCTTCCAGAAGCTGCCAGGGTCGGTCGGTGCGCTCGCACGGGGCTGCGTTGCGAATACACCGGTCGGGCATGTAGTCCTGACCCATGGCGATGTGATCCTTCATTCCGGTCAAGGCCCGCGATCCATCATCAACAACAAGCTCCGAAAGTGGCTTTTTCAGACGATTGACACCACGAACCGGGCGCGGTCTTTCGTAACGACGAACCCAGCAGCCAAAGAAGTGCTGGTGTGCTTTCCCGCCCTTGGTGATACGGCCTGCACCCTGGCAGCGGTGTGGAACTGGGCGGATGACACATGGAGCATTCGCACACTGGACAACGTGACTTACGGGGCTACGGGGCAGCTTGCATCTGGAGTCACCAATAGCTGGGACACACAAGCCTATGCGTGGCAAGACGCAGCACAAGCGTGGGACGAGGATGCACTTTCTCCGGCTCAAGAGCGGCTGATTCTCTGCTCTTCCTCGCCCCTCATCACCGCATCAGATGTTACAGGCACGCGCAACGGAGCTGCCTACACCAGCTATGCCGAACGGGTGGGCATGACGCTGGGCGACCCCAACCGAGTCAAGACCGTGCGCGGCCTGCGGGTGAGGCTTGATGCGTCCGTGGGGACGAAGGTGCAGATCGAAGTTGGCGGCGCGATGGATCCGCAATCGGCTATCACATGGTCTGCCCCGGTGGTCTACGAAGTCGGGGTAACGCAGTACAGCCAGATAGACACCTTCGCAACAGGTCGGTTCATCGCTGTTCGGGTCATGTCGCTGGATAACCAGCCCTGGCGCATGACCAGCTACGACCGCGATTTCATTCTCGGGGGGCAGTACTGATGTACCGCAAACGCAATGTCCCCGCCGAGGCGGACCCCACCGGCTTCTTCAACGAAGAACTTAGCCGCATCGAGTCTGGGACGCAAGAGCCAATGCCTTTTCTGATGCTGTCCGAGCTGAACAAAGAGCCCGACAAGCTCATCACCGGAATGTTGGTGTTAGCAGACGGAACAAATTGGAACCCCGGCTCTGGTTCTGGGTTTTACGGCTACCGCGCTGGCGCGTGGCAGTTTTTGGGCTAAAGGGAGAANACTATGGCATCAGACGGATTGGGATTCCAGCAGCTCATGGGCAATGGCTGGTATGACTCNACCAGCGGNNACCTGCTTGGAACGGTAGACCCGAGCAAACAAGCGCANAACAACTTTTTTGCNNGTNAAAACACTGGGATGGCCAGNGCNCCNCAATACCCAGGAGCCGCAGTGCAGTCTTACGCNACCAAGCCCATGCAGATGACCGGGCCAAGCGGCGGCGCGGCNNGGGGNGGCAATGGCGGGGCGGTATTTGGCGGGACTGGCGGAGGGGGCAATGGAGGCTCCGGAGTCCCAGGCGGCATGTCGTCTGGTTCGTCGCTCTCCATGTCGAGCCAGAACCCGTACCTCTCCCAGATGGGCGACGCCCTGACAGGCGCCATGACGCGCAACTGGCAGACCAATGTTCAGCCTCAGATCGCATCGGGGGCCATGGCTGCAGGCGGGTATGGCGGTTCGCGCCAGGGCGTTATCGAATCGAACAGCGCAAGCGACTTGAATATGGGCATCGGCAGCGCATTGGCGAGCTTGTACGGAAACGGCTACAACACCTCGTTGCAGCACGACCTCGGGCAACAAAATTTGGGGCTTGGGTATGCCAATTTGGACCGCAGCATCAATAACGACAATTTGGGCTGGCAGATGCAAGGCGCCAATTTTGGGCTGGGTGTGTACGACCGCATGCAACAAGCTAACCAACTCGGCCAAGGTGTGGGTACACAAATTCAGAACACCCCCATGAACTATTGGAGCCAGTTTTCCAACCAGGCCAACAGCATCGGGCAGGGGTACGGCACACAAACGCAGCAGACCGGCGGAAATCCCCTGATGGGGGCGATTGGCGGCGCGCAGCTTGGGAATCAAATTGGAAACTGGTGGAGTAATAACAACTCCAGCCCGGCCACGTCTTGGTTTACTGGAACGCAGGGAATGGGCGACTGATGCGAGTTGAATACGGCAATGGCTTCTCCGTAAAGCCACAGAAGACCACGCAAGAACGCGTGAATGCTCTGGAAAAGGCCCTGCTTGAAGTTCCGCAGGTTGATTGTCCAATTCGTCATCACTTTGCTCCTGGCGTCTATGCGCGAGAAATAACGATACCAAAGGGGACTGTTCTTGTGGGGGCCGTTCACAAGCGGGACAACCTCGTTGTGCTTTCCTCTGGCCGACTGCGCCTTGTTACGGACGATGGGACGATAGAAATCTCTGCCCCTCATACACGCATATGCAAGGCGGGGGCGAAAAATGCAGCCGTAGCGCTGGAGGACTCCGTTTGGACTAACTTCTTTGCAACGGATGAAACAGATACAGACAAGCTAGTCGAACTACTGACGGAATCTACCGCAGATGAGTTGATCGGTGGCGCGAACAATCCACAACTCATTGCTAATAGCGCGCAACTCAAGGGAGAAAAATAATGGCTTTCGCAAAAGTAGCAGGCGGTTTGCTTGGTGGTTTGCTAGGCGGCGGTGATGACGAGCAAACCGCCACGAAAGAGCCATGGAAAGAGGCCGCCCCCTGGCTCAAGGAAAACATCGCCCAAGGCCAAAACCTGCAGGCGTACTACCAGCAAAACCCGTTCAATCAGCTCCAGCAAACGAGCTATCAAAACACGGTTTCGGACATTGACAACTTCCGGGGCAACATGGCGCCAGGCCTCATGGATTTTGCAAACAAGCTGATGGGGCAGAACTACAGCCGCAATGGTGCGCAAGGGCAGCAGATGCAGACAAAACCCATGATGCAGGCAAGCCCCATGCAAGGACAGCAAGGCGGGCTATTGCAGCAGGGGCCACAGCAGGGGCCGTTTTCCGCTACCAAAGGGCAAAGCTACGGACTCTTGGACTTCCAGGCCCTTAACCCCTACAACGGAGCGTTGAAGCCTGCGGAGATCAAACAGCCAGATCAGCAGACGATCGAACAAGCCATCCAGGCAGAGATTGAGCGCCGCCAACGTGAATCGCAGTATGCCGGTTCTGCGGCATATGGCGGCGGCGCGTAAGGAGGCACCATGGCAGGACTACTAGATTCGATTTTCAGCAGCCCGGAGGGGCGCATGGGCTTGGGGCTGCTCGCTCTGGGGCAAATGCCGAAGTCTCAGGGTATGCCGGGCCTGATGAGCCTGCTGGCATCGCAGGACGCAGCAGCAAAAGCCAAGGCAGATGGCGAATGGCAGGGTGAAGCACGGGGGCGCCAGCGCAAGGAGTGGGAGCGGGCGGATGCCAGCGCCCAAGCTCAGGCGCAACAGCGCGCAGCCATTCCGACGCTGTTTGCGGAGGGGCAGGACGGCGGGGTGGGGGGGTTTGATGTGCAGCAGGCCATCCGCCTCGGCATCGACCCCAAGATGATCCAGGAGCTTTCTGGTCTGCGTAACGTGGGCCGCGCCAAGGTGGCGCGAACGGTCGAAGGCATGGACGAGAACGGGCGCCCCGTCACGTACCAAGTGGACGAGTTCGGGCAGCGCGTGGGCGATGGGATCGGCCAGTGGAAAGCCCCTGTCGCTGTAAACCAGGGCGACCGCACGACGTTCGTTGACCCTGCAACGCTGCAGCAGCGCGGGAGCTTCGGCGTCAACATGTCCCAGGCAGAGCGCGACGCATCTGCACGCGGCTGGGCTGGGCAGAAACTGGCGCGCGAGAAGTTCGCCATTGAACAGCAGCAGGG